GAGTGATGATAATATCGAGATTAGTGAGTGTGGTGCAAGTTGAAGACATGCTGGTCATAGCGAAAGTCTGAAAAGGAACAGTGACAGTTACGAATCGCGCCCAACACCAAGCCGTCGTACTAGTCAACAGTTGGTTGACTTGGTTGACGACAGCAACTGTAGCAGTCGAGGTGGCAAAGTTGGGTGGCGTTGCGAGTCCGCCTGTTCCAGTGTTGTAGACATAGACAAGGAATTTTCCAGGACGATTGAAAACGAGGGTGTTAGCGGCAGTGGTTGATATAGACACGATGTTGCCTTGATTGACGAATGAATCAGCAGTTACCTCATCAAAAAGATTACTCAATGAGAGAGGTGAGTTGAAAATCTCAATCTCTTGAGCAACAGTGGATCCAAAATCAGGTGGAAGTTGAGGCTGACTGAATTGAACGGTGTATTCAACCCAGAGTTTACCCCAACCGGTTGAGGTGCCATCGAGCGTACAAAGGTGGAGATTGCCACCATCGTAAGTTTTGATGTCAAGATTGGGCGCTAGAGGAGTGGTTCGGACGTATTTTGGTACGCCTCGTCCGGAAAGAGCAGAAGGATCGAGGGTGCAAGTGAAGGACTGAATCCAAGGCACTTCTTCGCAAGTTCCACGGTAAGTGGTGGCAATAGCTTCAGAGGCTGGTGGGTCGTCAGCAGCATCATAGTCAGGAACGAGCAATACACTGCCGGGTGTGCTAGTAGCACAACGAGTGTAGTACACATACCGCAAAGATAAAAAGCGGTATTGTTCCCAACCGATTGCTTGAGTTGACAGCCAAGGGAAAGAAGCGGTGAGACCAGGGTTGAGCGCAAAGGAGCGAGCACAAGTGAAAGCGGTGCTACCAGTGACTGAAGCAATAAGCTCACGGTGGGAAATGGTGACAGTTCTGGCATTCCTCCCCGAAACGCGCGGTTCACGCGAGAGAGTTCCGGAAGAGTAAGCTGCAGCAGCAGCAGTAGAACGAGGTTGTCGTGGCCGTGGGTTGTTGGGCTTCTGTCGAGGTTGTTGTTGCTTTGGTTGTGGTTTGTTTTTCTTTTGACGAGTCATTTTCTGATGTTTCACAAGCGGTGGGATTACTGGATACTTGCGAAGGTGAGGTAAGAGATATTGTCTTGGGTTTTGAAGAGTTGTTAATCCTGACGAAAAATCAGGATGTGCACGTTGATCGATTTTGAGTTTTGGTGTGGGTTTGTCGTATTTCGCGTTAGTCTTGCGCACGATGTCGAGTTGATGGCCGAAAGGTACGAGTGGTAAATCTGCTAACGAAATTCTCAGAGGTGGTGGTTAGGAGTACTTAGTGAGTGTGGGTGGATTTTCAAAGTGTCATTCGTCTCTTTCCACGAGATCTACGATCCGCGGCCAAGGGACACCAACAGGGAGTTGGCGCTTGGATGTTGCCGCTAGGATATGGCGAAACTGTGCGAAATCTTGTTGTGTTAGACCATACCGTTGATAGATAAAGTCCCAAGTTTCAGGGCACGTCTCATGGGCGGAATCAGCCACCAAGCACCACATCTTGCTCTGTGTGGTCGAAGGACTGAATGACAAATGGGCTTCCACAAATTCACGAAGGAAGGGAACATGGGCTACGGTTTTCCTCAACCCCATAGCTATGCCGAATACGTCGGCTGGGTTGTCTGTTGTGCACCACCCGAGACGAAAGAGTAAACGCCCGATTTTAGGCGCAAATACAGTTCCGGTGGACGAGGGATATGGTAAGTTTTGGCAGAAATCGATGTCGGTGATGTCGTCGGTCACGCGGTGATCGACGGACAAACCTAGCTCAGCGAATCTTTCAACGACAGGTAGGTCTTTGAAAAAGCTGCGCCTAGAAACACCAAGGACATCGTCCCCTTGGAACATGGCGACCCAACTGCGTGGGCCGGGCTCACCTAAAACGCCGACATGTGACGCGATGTTGTCCATGGTGTTACCGACAGAGGTGATGTTGTCACCAGTCGTGCGTTGCGCATGGCCTGCCTTGAAAGTGATGTCGTAGCGTTGGAAGGAGCCACGAGGCACCGAACCGTCAATGTGGCCGTCGATTACCTTATCAGGGCAACCAACAGCGCGAAGGACAGAGTTTTCAAAGAGGGAACTGGCTTCACTTTGTGAACAATCATAGAAATTGAAATCGTCAACAAAAAACACCAGGGGGTCGTCAGGGTTGTCGGCGAACGCAGCAACCCACTTGTCGAAGATCTCACCAAGACGTTCGGCGGAGGTGGTGATGGACCAAACAATGGATGGGAATTCTTCGTCTCCGTCGAATTCTTCTTTGATGCTTTTGGAAAGCAACCAATAGTAAGGCCCAAGGTT